TGGGTTCCAGGTGCTTGGGCTTCTCATAAAGCAAGTGAATTTAGAAAAAAGGCTAGAGAAAAGGAAAAAGAATCTGAAATTCCCGCAGAACCTTTACCACCAGCTGGTGGTAAATTACCACCAGGAAAAATTGAAACTGGTATTGATACAGGAAATATTCATATTGCTGTTCCTGGAGAAAATACTAATCTTGGAGAAAATGCAGGAACTGAAACAAATAAAAAAGAGTTGTTACAGAAATATTATTTGTCAAAACAACCCCTTGAACTACAACAGTCTCCAATTAATCAACAATTGGTTCCATCTGAAGGAATCCCAACAATGATATCTCTTGGCATACCTGGAGTTAATGAAAATGTGGTTGATATCCAAGATATGCACCTAGATGATAATGGATATAAAAAAATTAAAGGAAGTGAAGCTAGTAATAAATTCCATCCAACACCTTATTGGGATGTAAATGGGTATTCAATTGGTTTTGGCCATAAAATTTTACCTAATGAACATTTTACAAAAATCACCAAATCTGATGCAGAAAATTTATTATTGCATGATGTCCAAAAAGCAGAAAACTTAGTTAAAAAATATGTGCATACTCCTGTTACTCAAAAAATGTTCGATTCTTTGGTTGATTTTGCATATAATGTGCCTTCTGGTATTCCTAATATTGCCGAAAATATGAATGTAGGTGATTTTAGAGGGGCTGCTAAAAGGATGAAATTATATACAAAAGCCAAAGACCCTCAAGGAAAATTTGTAAATAAGAAAACAGGTGAAAGATATTCTGAATTACCTGGATTAGTTGCAAGACGTAAGGAAGATGCAGATTTATTAACATCTGATTTAATACCAGATTCAAATAATATTAGACAATTAACACCGCCACCACCTCAATCTGGTGTAGCTATAATGGCTATGACTAAACAAAATGAAGATCTGAAAGCTACGCAATCTACTTCTGGAACAAATTCTACAGTTATAATTCCTTCTAATACAAATTTAAATACAACTGCGGTTTTATCTCAACAACAAGATCCAAATAATTTAGATAATACTTATAGAGATACAAGAAGATTAAATGCTTTTGGTGGTGGATAAGGGCAACTATAGTGCCCTCTAAATTACCGATTATCAACAAATTTACGGAGTTTTTGAGCAATATCAAGAACATCTTCTACAGAATATTTGTGATATTCAACTATCTCTTTATTTTGTATTCTTGCCGCCCATTCTTTATTTAAATTGTTGGTCAAAATATCATGGGCTAATTGTAATAAATCTAATCTAATTTTAAATGGTGTGTGATTTCCATCCCAACCTCGAAGATTGCCCTCTTGGATAGTATTTTGTATGGTTTTTTGTTTATCATCCATATGTGTCCTCTTTCTGTGTGTAATTTGAGGGCATTTGCTGGACAAATGCCCTCTGCATATTCCGTTTACCTCGAGGTAAACGGAATAAGATCTTTTTCTACGCTTGGTAGATAAGACTAATCTAATAATTTCTCATAATCATTTAAAGAATCTTCATTTTCAACTACTACTTCTGAATCAGTAGTTATTTCTTTCTTTTTCTTGGAAGGTTTTCTTACAGCTTCTTCCCAAGGGGCTTTAGTTTCTTTTTCTTCTTTAGCATTTTTAGATGGTGATTTTTTGGCTACATCTTCCGCAAGTTTAGTTTCACCAAATAATTCATCAGCTTTCTTTTGAATCTTTCCTTTAACTCCATTAACTGTATCATTAAATTTCTTTTCTAATTCCTCATAAGATTTAAATTTAGATTCTTCAACAAATGGTTGTAATTTATAAAGTTGTTTATAAATCTTTTCCATTTTGGTTTCATCTCCACTACAGGCAAGTGAAGAGGTACGGAATTTACTGTCATCATAATTACGATATCCTGCAACCTTTTTGATATCGAGATTAAAATCTGCACCTTCCCAAAAATCAAATACATTAATTGCGGGATCTTCTTCATCCTTGGGTTTTAAAGCACCTTTAATTTTTTCGAAAATTTTCTGACCATATTGATATAAAAATACTTTATCTTCGTTTTCGGGTGTTTCTTTATCTTTTAATACCAAAATATTAGAAACATACCGCAATTGGCGTTTACGCTTTTTTACAATATTTCTATTTTCATCCAATTCGGTCTTCCATAAAACTCCATTCGCTTTACAAACGGGGCATTCACGACCAAGTGTAGTAGGACACAATTCAATATAATAATTTCCATCTACATCAAAATTATGTTCGTAATATTGGATCCAGGGAAGATCTTCCCCTTCAGGAGCAGGTAGAAAACGAATTTTAGCAGAACCCGTACCAGCTTTATCTACGGTAGGTTTCCAAAATCGAGAATCTTTAAATTTATTTTTATTTCCTTCTGAAATCTCTTCTACTCTTTTATTTATTTTAGTTAAATCTGTTCTATTTTTTTTATATGTGGCAAAACTCATATGCTTATATTATTTTTCCTTTTATTTTCTTGTCCACATGAGTCATAATGAAAGTAGTTATATAGGTAATCCGTCCGGGTAACAACTCTTTCCGGCAGCCCCGATTACCTACTATTATTTATATTATAACATAAATTACCGAGAATGTCAAGTGCTAGGTTTGTTCATTGAGGTTAATAGGATAAAGTTTATCCATAACAGTTTCAGTTGTGGTTAATTTATAATCATGAGATTTTAATAAAATTTCATTAATTTCTTTTACTAAATCTATATCATTGGTTTCAATTTTCAATTCATATGTTCGCATGTTTTAACTCCGAAATTTCTCGATAAGTGCGGATTAATTCTTCTTTCAATGTGGCAATTTCTATTTCTAAACAACCTCGTTTAGCAATTTCATCATTAGCTTTTTCTACCGCTTGATTAAATTTTTTACAAATGATGTTATAACTATTTTGAAGTTCCGCATATTGCATATTTGTATTCCCGTTTTATTTTTTCACGGAGTAGTTTTTTACATTTCTCCAAATTGATATTTATAAAGGGGGAATATTTACAAATTTTCATCCAAAAATCTTTCCAAATTATATCTGTTAATCGTTTATTAAAATTAAAACCACATCCTAATATACGATCTAAAATAATAAATGTTTCTAAACTAATAATTCTCTGTAATACCATTCTAACAATAATTGGATGATTTCCTTCTTTAATCCGAAATAAATCATTAAATGTATATCCATTTATTTCAGCCCATTCCAATAAACCGGTGCATTCTTCTGAAAAATGATATGTAAGACTTTCAATCTTTTTTAACCATTCAATGTAAATTGCTTCCGAAGTTTCATCTAATAAATCACCAATCCATAAATTTGGATTATCTACAAAATTGGCTACAAATAAATCAATTAATTTGGCTTTGGAATATTTTTTACAAATACGGTAGAAAAATGCTTTATCTTCCCGCTTATCAAATGAATTGGGTGTTAATCTGGTTTTACCATTGAATTTATGGAAATCAAAACTTGGACTATTAAAATGTGTTTTTACGGCAATATATAATTCAAAAGCATCATAGGGAGACATTGAATCTCCTTAAATGAGATTCTCGTATTTTTATTTTATGTTCCTCCGATTTAGTAATCCCTTTACGAGATTTACTCATCTTCTCTTTATTTGATAAAAATAAAAGCATAATTATACTTTTAATAATCTCCTTTCTATTGCAACCATTTCTAATTTTTCTTTCATTGTTTTGGTTAACAATTTAGGAACAGATTCATATTCAATTTCATATTTCTCACATAATTTCATTAATGCATCAAAATAATCTAATCGTTCTCTACGAACTACATCTTCAATTTCTAATGAAAATGCTGTTGGGGTTATTTGATATAATGGATGATCTATAAATAAAATGTCTACCGATTCATCTATTTTCTTTTTCTTCATACATGGTTTTCTTCTCCAATGTTCATATAATGGATTGGAGCATACATCACATTTTTCTATTCGTTCTTCCCAATCATCTATATAACTCATGCTTCATAATCTAATTACTAAAACTTGATTCCAATCATATAATTAAAATCATGCATAATAAATTTTACCTTTCAATTATATTATAACACAATTCAAATAGGATAGCAAGTTATTTAAAGAAGATATGATCTTGAATACGGATTGTCCTATGATAGGCCCATTTTGGATTAACATAATATGCATGGAAATATAAAGCACATTTAGTAGGATCTTTATAATTATTTAAATTCCAATACATATCTTGAGCTATTTGGTAAGATGTTATATATTGTTTCCAACATTTAATTGGACCAGATTTCCAAGTGAATTGTTTTAAATTACCAATTTTTTGGTTAATTACTTCACAAGGAGTTAAATTATATTTTTGTACTCGATTAAATATTACAAACGCAACCGCTTCTTTTCCTAATGTCTTTTGATTTCCAGCTTCATAATAGATAGCTTGAGTAATACAAGTTATCTGTTTTTCTATGAGCGGTTGACTACGGAGGGGTAAGAATAAAAACACTAATAGGAATATAAGTTTCATGGATATATTTAGGGAATTCATTTCTTTTTAGTAGACCAATATATGATTTTCATGAAGGACTAGTATGTTTATAAACAATATAATTCATTTAATTTTATTCCTGGGATTCTGTTCCAAGGCTCCCAGGATGCCCGCTGCGTAACCGTTTTAGGCGGCCATTGGCAAATAGTCGAATGTTTCATCGGCTGTTATTGTTTTATTCCGATTTACGAGAGTTTCTGCTCGTGCTGTCCTATATCCTGATATACACCAATCGATACCTTGACGCCCCCATAATATAAAACTATGGAGAAGTTGGTGGAGGCGGGGGTAATCGAAACCCCGTCTTGTTTGCAATCCCAATACAAGTCTTTATACAGCAATATTTTTAGATACTTGACGTACTATGCTACGCCCTCTCTTAAATCCCAATACCTATTTCATAAAGGCCTTTATAAAATAAGTATTGAAGTATCCTCACTTACTAGACGAAAGTATCTAAAACCCTTAATCCAAATAGCCAGTGGTTAAAATAACTTCCATGGCTTCATCATATTTTTCTTTTTTCAATAGTTCTTTTGTTATTCTCCGTAATGAACGTTTCAATTGACCAACTTTGATATGTCCAAAAACAGAATGTAATCCTCTACGACATTGAGAACAACTGCAACCATTGAGAATACTTTTTCTTTTTGCCATTTGACGCTCCTAACTTAATACGTCATAATGACACCTCCTATTTAAAATGTTTCAGGTACCTGGTCGTTGCTGTCCGAAAACCCACCAGGAATCACCACTCCTATGTTGGTGTATTATCACATACACCTTCTCTATCGGCCGATAGATAGTGGCGGCTTAAACTTTTGCCTATACCTAAATTTGGTCGGAAATGGTGGATTCGAACCACCGACCCTCGGTTCCCAAAACCGATGCTCTACCAGACTGAGCCAATTTCCGAATTTAAAATGTAACTGATCCTGTTATCACTGCACCTGCAAACCAATAAATACAATGTCTCCAATCCTTCACAAATCCATACACGATTGAAGCACTCAACATTTCTATAATCAAAATGGTTGGAAATAAATATTTATAATTCATCACTCTTTAATATTATCACACTACAACTTCGGTGTCAAGTATTTTCTTTCGGTGATATTCTTTATGTAATGGAATACCTTGTTCTAATAATTTTTCTTTCCATTGAAAGAATGTCTTTCCGTGGGTCATTTTCCCTTTAATTACCCATTGCCAAGCATGAATCATTTCATGTGCTAATATAACAATAAAACTTTTAAAATCTGGAAAACTACTATCTATTTGTAAATTTGCCTCTCTTATATCATCATCATTTTTCCATCCCATTGGATCACATGCGGCTAATTGTCCAGATATTTTCTGAATTTTTATATGACGAAATTTCGGAATAACACCGTTAAAACAAGATTCATTTAAAATCCCTGCCCAAGTACGAATATCTTTCAATGTTGGATTATATTCACCTGGTTCATGTATTTTTTGTAAAATCGGAAGCAAAATAGTATTCTCCTTAAAAGAGGATCAATAACTATTTATCTATATTAGTTTATTGGTATATTTACTTCATCCATTCGGCCCACATATTTATTTTTGGCCACAGAGATAATACCAATTCTTTAGTTAATAATGGAATTTCAAGATTATGTTTAAAAATTTGTCCTACTAAAACAGCTTCAGAAGGATGAATCGATTCTAAAAGCTGGATAAGTAATTCTGTTTTCTTCTTTAATGGAATCTTTTTCCAATCCAAAAAAATATATAACTTACGCATTTCATTATATAAATTATTTGGACTCATTCCAATTGGCCCTAAATCAGGTTTATATTCTGGAAGTTCCTTGAAAGAAAAAATAGCTTTAGGATGCCAAATATATTGAAACATCATTCTCATTGCAGGTGATTGATTTTTCCATAAAACTGTTTTTACTTCATCTTCAGTCTTACATTTCCGCACTTCAACCAGAATTTCTGGCAATATTTTAGTCATTGTTAGTTGCTCCATAGTTTTCATTGAATTTTCATACATTTATAAGTATATAATTTATTATCTGGATCATAATATTTCAGTTCATTTTTCGGATATGATTAAAATTCCTGAATATGATCCATCAAATTAACTAATTTGTATTTCAGGAAATAATTAAATAAATTTTTTCTACTTTCTTTAAATGGTTGCTCCCACACTTCTATAATTTTCTTTTGAATTTCTTTAGGGATAAATTCAAAATCAATTAATTGTTGATTTCTTTTATACCCATGAAGCATTTTAATATCACAAAAATTTTCAGGTTTAGATTCTTTTATCCAACGTTCCAAATTATCCTTGCGAATGGATTTTTGTCTTATATGTTTAACTTTGGAATCATTACTTGAACAAAAATTTGGAATATCATCATCTCCAGCTATCATTATATGTTCTCGAAGATCTTCTATTGGATTTTTACTTACCAAAAATTGTTTTTGAATTGGTGCATATTGTACTATATTTGGGTATTTTTGTAATTGTGTAAAATCTTTATCACCCGAAAGAATTAAAATTTTTTCAGCCGTATGTTCTCGTTTGGCAATTACTGCAATAATATCATCGGCTTCTGCACCATCAACTTCTATAACTCTATAAGGAAAATATTGAATTAATTCATCTTTAAGTTTATTCAATGTTTCAAAAATTAAATGCCAATTTAAAACAGAAGTTTCTCTTTTTTCTTTTCGTAATCCTTTATAATATGGGAAAACATCTTTACGCCAATATTGTTTACTATCACAACAAATAATTATTTTCCCATAAATTTCACCAAATTTCATTTTATATGAACGAATGGTATTTAAAACCATATGGCGAATTAAATCTTCATTTATAACCGTTTTCGTTCCAGGAAGACCAGGAATTTCATGTTCTGGTTCTTTTTTATCATCTTTTTGGAGTTGACTGATATTAACAATTAGGTTAGAAATAACCACCTGCGAAAAATCAATTAAAATCATAAATTTTACTCAATAATTATTGTATCATAAAAAATTTCAAATGTCAAGCTTATATAAACACGAGTCTAAACATAAAAAGCTAATAAGCGTACAGCACAATAAGCTTATATATCTACAATAGCTCTATTTCGCGTAGGCAGACGCTAGGTTGCATCAGCCGAGTTCAATTGATAATATATGCTCAATCAAATGAAATAATCGATTTTTCTTCATTAAAACGAAAATTTACATAACCACGCGTCCATCCATATTTACATTTTCCATTACATACAAATGGCTCATGCCAATATTTCATCACTGAAGTTCCATCTATTTGAATTTTACGGAATGTGGTAAGAATACATTCAGGTTCACCACACCATAATCCATTTGGAATAGGTATAAATAATACTTCTATAATAGCTTTCAGTTGTTTAAATAATTTTAGCATTACTAGATCTCCTATACTTATAAATTAAAGTTTTGGAATTTAATTCTTCATTAGAAATAATAGATGCAGGATAATATTCATACATTGGATATATTTGGTTTATACTTGTTATAGTTTTACCACTTGCATCTTTTGTAGAAACTTTTTTTGTAATTTTTAATAAGTCTTCAACCTTTTTCCGCATTTCATAATCAATTGGATAAACAATTACCCTAGGAAATTCTCTATCACAAGCGGCCTGGGACATTAAAGAAGCAAGAATTTCAGGAGTATCTCCAGGTTGTGGTTCAATAACTTCTTTATGTTCTCGAACCAAACTTTCATAAACATCATAATTTATTTCTGGTTCTACTATAGTATTTAATTGACGATCCCAGGTAGGAGCAACTAAAGTAAGGCGGAGTAATTTATATTTTTTAGATTTATGAAATAGATTTTTCAGGAATTGTATCATTTGCATTATCACTAGGTGTTTTATCTTCTACATTTTTATTTATATAAAGCAACCAAAAATTTTTGGCTTCTTTTTGGAGATATTCATGATTAACTTTTTCAGGATCGATAACCAAATATAAAAATCTTGTATGTTTATCTATTAATATACCACGACCAGAAATAACTCCATTATCTTTTGCATCTTGTATAATCTCTAAAGATTCAGCTTTTAAATTCTTCTTCATCATTATCCTTTGGATCTATATAATCATATCCTGGTCTTAAATCAAAATAATCATCAAAAATATCATCATCCCAAAAATTATCCACATAATCATGATTTTCATTTGGGCAAAAACCATCTTCATCTAATCTAGATCCACACATAGAACAATAAATCAAATCATATTCATCATCTAAATCCATAATATTACCTCATAAAAAATTTTATTACACCTTCAAACCCAAGAGTATCCATCTCCCAAGAATCATGACATTTTGGGAATTCATAACCAAATTCAAAATATAATCGGTATTTATCATCGCATAATTTATGAACTAAAGGTTTATTAAAATTAATTGGTTGATAAACACCCCTTTATAGAATTTAACATCTCCACTTTTGGTCATTGATGCCTCCAATAACTAAAACTAAAATAATCTCCTAATTCTGAAAGAGCCTGATCTACTGCATGTTCAGCCCATTTATGATATTGAACTTTTGTTGCCTTAGGAAATATTTTTTCATAATATTCCATCATATATTGAATCCAAGTACTTCTAGGTTTTTTAAATTGGCATAATTCTGAATGGCAGGTTCCAATACCTTCATCAAGAGGATATCTTAAACTATCATTATAATAAATTTTCATTTTAATGCTCTTAACAATAATACAGTTTCATTAATTCTACTCTTTATTGGAGATTCAACTGCTCGAATTTTTTCCATTACATGTTTTAAAGCTACTTTACCAGCAGTTAAAATTTGTGGAACAATTTCTTTTGGTTTCCGAATTTTCTTTTGAATACTAATTTTTTCATCATAATTAATAATTGATTTCCGAGATACACTTAAAGTTTTACCTTCTTGAGAATAATAAACACCAAGTTTTCTTGTTTTGGTATTAAAAACCCAAAGTTGGGTAGAATCAATAATATGTTCTGGTTCAATTGAATTAAATTTTAATTCCTCATCAGATTTTTGATAAACAAATAATTTCAATAATTGTGCCGCAGTTTTAACTTTTTTCCTTCTTGGTTTTCTTTGTTTTTTAATTGATGCCAAGAGTTCCTTATTTGGTTCACCTGTTAACCAATCACACAATTTTAACCAAGTTTCTAATGGTTGATTACTATATGCTTCTTCCAAATATTCATCTTTTTTACCTGAATTTAATGCAACCAAATTAGAAACAAAATTTGAAAAATGGTAATTAATTTGAGTTAATTGAGCCTTAGAAGCACCACGTTTTAAAATTGTATCTACCATACAAGGATCAGAAAATTTTATCTTTCCTTTTTGCTTTAAATAATAATCGATAATATTTTCCACGATGGAGATATATTCAACAACTTTGGTATCACGGGCCCGTTTACGTTCAGGTTGATTTTTTTCCTTTTCATCCAATTTAACTATATCTTGAATGAATTGGTTTAAACGTCCTTGATTATCAAAGGCATCATATTGTAATGGTGCACCTCTTAAAATACAACGAGCAACCATAGCCATTACATGAGGTTTCCCACATACAAATGATTTTTCTGGCATTTTTTCAATAACATAGACAATTTCGGGGAAAAATTTCTCAGTATATTCAATTAAATATTTTTTCTTTTTTGCTTCCGAAGAATAAACATTATACCAATTACAATGTTTTCCCAATTGGAGTTGGAATTCTAATTGAGATTCTTTTTCGGACAACAATTTACTAGGCATAATCCATTCAGGTTCTGAACCACCCATAATGGTTTTGGATAGTTTATTAGTTTTCCTAATTTTCTTTTCGGTAACATCAAGCCCTGCGAAAATTGTTCGTTCTTTTTTATGTCTTCCCATGATTATAGTATGACACAAATCAAAATAAATGTCAAGAAGAATTATATAAATATTTTTGAGGTAATTTTTAAAACAATGCCGAATTATGAATATAAGTGCAATAAATGCGAAATGATTTTTGAAACCAATTTAAAAATAGCTGATGTTGATTATCCTGAAACTCAAACTTGCCCAGAATGTGGTGCTGAAAAAAGTCTCCATTGGTGGTTAAGTTCTGCTCCAGCGATTGGTGATCCCATTAAATTAGGAATCACTCGCCCACCAGATGCGTTTCTCCATGGTATTCTTGGAAGAATGCAAAATTCAGTACCAGATGGTGGAGTTGAAAAAGGACCAGATGGTCACATCAAATTAGATTCTACTGGAAAACCTAAAAGAAAATATGTAAATTTTAATAATAAACGATATAGTCCTGGTAGATTAATTTAATCCCCAAATGATTCCAGTACCATTACATGCATGGCATTGAGCCCACATTTCTCCGTATATCCCATGTGTCATTTTTCCATTACCATTACAAACTGGACATTTATATGGTATAATTGAGGGATAATAATAAGTTGAAGGAAGATAAATATTATTACCATGAATAGGACAACCCATTGTTCCACCACTTCCACTACATCCTGCACAACCAACAATAGGTATTGCATTATGCATATAAAATCTCTCTTAAAGAAATACTTTTTAAATTTTCCATATAAAAATTCCGCCATCCTTTAGAACCTAAATCAAAATAATGAACTAAACCAGAATATTCTATATTTTTTTCTGTTTGATCTAATGGACTAGATATTTCAGATTTTGGAAGAAACTCTGGTGGAATTAAATCTCTTTTTAAAGTTCCTGAAGCTACTCTTACATCACCATTAAGTTTATAATAAACCAAAAAACATTCACCAAGACGGAGAATATCTAAGATTTCATTTTTATAATTTTGTTTTTCTGTTAATGTCATTTTAAAATTCCTCTCCATTACCTACATTAAATACTGGAAGCCCCATAGATTTCCATAATCGTATTACTCGTGGTCTAAATAACCAAAACTTCTGGAAATTCTTGTTTCAGAAATTCTTTCATTTTTCCAAAGTTCTTGGATTCATATATGTGTTATCCAAGATCACATCATTACCATCTTTAAGGCTTTACGCTTTTGATTTTAACCATTTCTTCTAATTGTTGGCGAACAGCTTCAACAATATATCGACAAAAAAGAATTTCTTTTTCCAATTCCTTTTTTTCTGAAAGAGTATCTAAAGTGGTTAAAATGATTTTAAGAACATCTGCACCACCACGATCATACCCTTCATTGACTTTTTCAATAATATCGTTATATGTAATTTTTTTATTATTAACTATCATTTTCTATCCTATATTAGGTAATCTAATTGCATCATATAAAGGACACTCAGGAGGAATACCATGAATTGAAACAAAAGCTAAAGTTTCAATTCTACACCTATGGTCATATAAATCATTTCCATAATCAAAAAATGGACAAGCACCACAATCCGAAATTTTAATTTCTCTTTTCTTTAATGGGAGTATTTTCATGTTACATTTCCTTCCTCAGTATAATTAATACTAATTTTAAGAATTGATGTTGGAGGAAAATAATCTTTTAAAGAACCGTTCGCATTTTCTGTATATACTCCATCCCATTTTAAATCATCAATACAATCTTGAAATTTATAATGATTTGGAAATTCTTTTTCAAAACAATTATATCCTTTTGGACTTAACGATTCTATTACGTATACCCAAACTTTCATAATCCATTTACCTCTTTATTTCCTTCTTTTGGTGTATTTCCTAATTCATTTCTTCGCTTCTTTTCGAGTCATTAAATACCAAACTTTTTATAATAATCTTCACGTATATCTTTTAATTGTTGCCACCAATTCCAAGGATATTCAATATATTCTTCCGCAAGACCAATTTCATTTGCCATTAAAATAACATTTTGTTTTATTTTATATCGAGTCCGTTCATAATATGCGGCTGCATAAAATGCAGTTTGGATAAAATAATCTGTAATCCATTCTCGCTTTTTAGATCTTTTAGATCCTTTAAAATCTATAATAGATAATTTTCCATCATATTCAGCAATTAAATCAACTCTTCCAGCAGTTCTAAATTTATCCGAATATAATACTGTTTCTTGACAATGGATATTATCTATTTTTCGGATATAAGGCATCAAATCTTCAATGAGCATTCGGATCAATAATGGATGTCCTTTAAGACTTTTATTTTGTACCAATTCTTCACATGCTAAATGTAAAGCGGTTCCTCTTCCTTTTCCCCAATTTGATTCAGCATCTGCAACTTTATCACCAACTCTTTCTCTCCATTGAGTTAAAATTTCTTCTTTTAAAGGAGCCAAAATTGTAGTAATTGATGGATATATCTTTCCCTCTGGTGTTTGATATAATCTTTTACCAGTACCATCTGGAGAAATTTGTTTAGCATGTTGTGGAACAATAATATTTAAATGGTTAAATTTCATTGATTAATTTTATCTTCTGTATCATATTTAAATGGTTGGTGATCTTTAGGGAATTTTAATTTATCTATATTTTTTGGAATATACGGACAATTTATAGTTGCCTTATTATAATCATTCAACCGTTGTTGGAGTTTATTTATAGCCGTATCTAAAGCGTCTTTAATGGAAATATCCATCATTTTACATAACACAATTATAAGAAATAAAATATCACCAAGTTCTTCACAAATATGGTCCAATGTGGCCACTTTCTCTGGAGAATATTGTCTTCCAAAGAAAGAACGGGAAGTACCATGAAATTCACCAATCTCTTTTACCAAATGAGCCACAATTTTGGACATATTAGCTTTAGATTTTTCTTTATTCTCTGGGAACATTTCAAAATCTAGTTTAAGTATTTTCTCTATCTGTTTTTGGAGATTCATAATCTATAACTTTTAACTCTTTCTGAATAAATTTCTTTTTCCATTAATGTCTTCTCCAAACTTCATAAGTTGATACTACTTCAGGACCAGTAAATTCATGACGTACAATCGCATAACCAGAAGAATCTTGTGAATTATAATACCAAATTTCATCATTTGGACGAATAGAACTATAAAAAGTCCAAATTTTATCTCTAATATTTTGAGGAATTCCTCGAACAAGACTTTCCGAATCTACTCTTTTATATAAAGAAATATTTTGAGGACATTTTATATCTACCGGACTTAATTGTCTCCGTTGCGGCCCCTTCTTTTTAACCGAAATTAATGGATTTTCCATCATTCTTCTGTCCCTCTTCCGATATATTCAGTTATTTGAACTTGTATAAATTGTGTTTCTTTAATTCCTGTTTTTGTATTAGGTTCTTGTTTTTTGGGTGTGGCTCTCATTTCAAAACAATCCCAAAGTTCCATATCACTCTTTTCATTTTTAAAAAATAATCCCATATTACCCAATCGATCCGATACTCGATATAAGAAAAATGTTTCTTTTTCTCCGGTTGTATTACTGATTTTAGTCATTTCAACAATATCAACCACTTTAACTATAAAAATATCCCGAATACCAATTGTTCCTATATAAGAACTTTGGGAATATTTTTGGGCTATATTCATTAATTTGTTAGCTCTTCCTAAAGTATGTTCATACATATTAGGAAGAGCTACAATAAACCCTATCATCTTTTCAGAGACAGTTCTTATTTGCATCAATTCATAAACTTTTTTCAAAAAATCATCATTTGGATCTTTAGGAACTACCGAAAAATAGGCCTGCATTTCTTCAGCTTTTTCTGAAAATTTAGCCATTTCAACCGTTTTATCTAAACCATTTTTTAAATATTGAATTACAAAATGAGAAGTGGGTGTTTCTCCATTATTTTTACTAGATTTTTGAGAAATATATTCACCTCTATCCTCCATAACTTTCAAAGTAGCTTCAAGGACTTCTAAAATTTCAAAAAAGGTTTTCGTATAACTCATACACATTCAATATGGACTGTGCCATCATCTTCCAAAATAGCTATATGTACCAAATATTGTCCATTTTCATTCTTAAAATCAATACAAAAATTCTGAGAATCATCAATATGTTTTTGCCAAATTCCTGGATTATGAGTATGCCCCACAATTTGATTTACACCAGGCGTAGGAACAAATTCTCTAAAATCATGCCAAGTGCAACCACCCCAACGATGAAGACCACCACGATATTCTCCCGCCTGGAGAATATCATCTACTTTGGCTCCATATAAGTTTTCCAAAGCCGCATTACAAAGATTTGTCAAATTTCCTTTTGTTATCGGAGCAAAACAAGGATGAAATCCAGCATGACTTAAAAGCCATTCTTTTTTATTGAGAGTTTCCCATTGAAAAAGTTTTATTTTCTTCCAATTAACTTTTATATACATTCTTTTCCAACCACCATGCCCAGAACATGATAATTCATAAATACCCGGAAAAGCATAAGGCATATCATGATTCCCAAAAAGACAAATATGGTCTGGATTTTCAACAAAATCTGAATGCATTTTGGATGTTTCAACTACAGAATCAACATTATATTCACCTTTTACATAACTATCATACCAATCTCCTAAAGAGATTTTTTTGGAAATATAATTGTATTTGGTTAAAATTTTTTGTAATTGTTCTGTTTCTTCATGAATATCTGGAATTATAAGTATCGACATACTTAAAGTATATCACAAAGATATTAAAATGTCAAGCGGCCATTAACAATATCTTTATGGAAATATTTGCCAAGAATGTTACCATTATGAGCATACTTACAATTCCTGATGTGCACCAAATAAAATTATTTTAATAAAACTTTAAAGCATCTAAATCCTTTATGATAATCTTGTTTTCCTTGAGAAACACGGATCATATTACTAGATTGTAAATCATTATCTCTACAAAATTGGTTAAGATTTTTAATTTGTTTTTCTTCACCATTAGGATAAATTATTTTCCAATCTTCAGCCTGAACAACTTTTTGGATCTTACTTTGTTTTTCTTTATATTCTGGTGTATTTCTAATTTTTATAAATGTTTCTATTCGTTTTTCTTTAGCAACAGGATCTTTCCAATGATCCGAATTTTTCTTACCAATATTTTTTTTAGTTTCTTCTGTATGAATTACACCAACATGACCCTTCAGGGCTTTACTCATTTTCTTACAATATTCCGGATCTTTATAAAGTTTATGTATTGCCAAACTATGTTTCTTTTTAGTTTCTTTGGATTGAGATTTTTGGTGCTGTTTTTCTTTGTGTGCTGGATTCTTCCACAATTTAATAGCGGCTTCAGACATTTTTTGTCTAGTTTCTTCTGATTTAAAATTCGGTTGAACAAACCAGCGAGAAAGTATATTTTTATTATAAAATTTCCTAGTTCCATCTGGAAGCAAGGCCGTTAATACATCCAATTTTATTTGAATTTCTACTTCACCAAAAGTCAAATCTCTTTTCATTGGACACATTCGGATAATTTCCCGAGTAAAATTTTCTTGCCCAAATTTTTCAATATCGGCTTTTACATCTTCAGAACTTGACCAATATTCTTTCCAATCCGATTCAGATACTATATGTTTTCTATTTTTCTTCCCAGGAACCTTTTTAGAACGATTAGACCAAAACTGTTTTTTGCCAATATATTGACGCCCATTTAAATTACATTTGATATTATAAACAAAACCAAATATTCCTTCTGGAGGAATTGTTATCGGTTCGCCATTATAGATCCAAGGAATCACATAAAATATTTATAAGTCCATATTAAATTACTTATCTGGTGGATAAGAATCAATATTCTTTCTCCAAATGCCAAGTGCCCTCTTTAGCGATTTCTTCCAATTTATTCAATTTAATTCGGCTTTTATGAATCCAATGTTTATATTCATTTTTCTGAGATCCAGAAGGCGCGTGTTTCAAGTTACGGTTAAATTCATTAATTTTATCCCGTGTATCTTGAATTAATTTCCGAATATCTTTATTCGTTAATTTCTTTAAAGTTTTCTTCATACCAAAATATAACCTCATCCAGATCGGCCTCTGTTGGTGGAGCCGGATCCACCGGCTCCACATAATTATTTTTTAGAAGATCCCACAAACTCATCATACTCCGCATTTTCATCTTCATCCATAACATCAGCAATACTATCAAGTGCATTTGCAATATTATCTAAAGTTAATACTACCGAATCCAAAACACCTGTTACATAAGCTGAATTTTCTTCATCCAATCCATCAATAGGTACTTTATTATTAAAATCAGACAAATCAGTTGAAATATCATCCAACTTTTCAATATATTTTCGAATCTTCATTTTTATATACTCCCGCAATTATAATAGCATAAAAATGTTAAATTGTCAAATCTATAATTCGCATGAATTTCCTACGCAGGCAAAGTCTTTAGAATGAACAGTTTGATCATCTAATTCATATTTGGTTATTTGTGACCAATCAATATTTTTAGGCATTTTATCTAATGCTTCATTATATTGTTGTTCCGTTATTTCTTCATAGGGCGCTTGACGATATGATCCATTATCAAATGGTAAAAATGCTACTCCACTTAATTCATCAAAATTTTTATAGACATAGGCGCCAACTTCTAACCATTCCGATTCACGAACATATACCGTTATAGATGTTTTATGTTCGCACCAATTTTTTTGATAAATCATAGCCAAACGCAATTGGTCTAAAGCACTTAAATCATTCCGTAAAATAGCAGTATCAGGAGATTTCATAGGGAATGAAAATACATCCGTTTGATCGGGATGTGTTACATCATCTTCAACTGGCACTCCAGCATTTCTCATTAATTTAGAAACTGGATCTTTTTTATCTGCGCGCGCGCGTCTAATATAAAATTGAGAATATCTTGGATGAATACCACTTGCTGAATCTACTAATTGTGAAACCGTATTATGTGATATAATTCCATTAGATAATTGATAACAGTGAGAATTTTCAACTTCAATATCTACTGTAAAATCTTTTTCCACTTTATGTATTGAAACTATTTTCATTTTCTACCTTTTCTAAATTGAGGATTTAATTTTAAAAATTTATCAAATGATAATGATTCTTGTTCTTTTTTAGTGTATTTAAAATTATTAATTCCATTACTATACCATTTAAATCCTTTATTTTTTGGACCACCAATTTTTCCAAATTTACTTTGATTTTTAGAATCTTTAAATACTGGTGAAGACTTTCCTCCCATTGAACATATTTCTAAATGTTTTTCTTTATCAAAATGATAATATTTATGAAATCCTAAACCCAATTCAGATTGAATTTTACCACCAACTTTACCACCCATTGATGCCCATAATTTTCTTTTATTTTTATTTGTGGTACATATTCCAATTTTTAATTTTTTAACTTTGGCACCACCTATTTTACCACCTTCACCAGATGATATTTTATGTGCTTCAGTAAAATTATAACCTATCATATAAAAAGAACATAAATCTTTAAAATTTCCATATCGTATATAACGAAATAGGTGTTCCAATTTATGTTCTTCTTTAGTAAATGCTACCAAATTTTCAATATCATTGGTGCCACCATCAAACGATGGTTTAATATGATGAACTTCCATTTTATTCGGAAGAATTATATTATAATAATTTTCATATATTTTTCTTGCGGTCATAATTCTATCAATTCATCATCCACAGTTAATTCATCTACTCTTTTCCAACCAGTTTTAGTTAATAATTTATGGTTTGGAGTAAATTTATATTTTTTACCATCTATACATTCAATTTCATATAAATCATCAATACCATTAATATATAATTTAGTTATTTCTTGTTCATTATTATTATCATCAAATACATTTATTTTTACTTTTGGTATAATCCATTTTTCTTGACAAGTTTTTATATATGATAATGAATAACCATTTTTCATAAAAATTTCTAATAAAGATAATTCACCATATTTAGTTTTAATAATTGTATCTAATGTAGTACATCCAGAAGGTTTAACACACGTGACCGCTACTGATTGATTAATACCTAAAAATTCAGCCCATATTTTATTAGTATCAACAGCCACTTGTCGAAATTCCTGTAATACTTCACTTAACTTATAATCTTTATTTTGTCCAGAAAGAATAGCATTATCTAAAATACCAGTAAGAGAAACACCAAGTAATCTTTCTTCTTCTGTATTCTCTTTCCATTTATCTGACAAATAACGGAACTTTGTAAGTGTAGATTGTAAAGTTCCTAATATTGTGGCATATTTTATTTTTTGTTTAATGGATTCTACCGTGTCATTAGATCGGATAACAACCTCCGATAAATTACAAAACTGTTTATTACGGAGAATAATTTCACCACACGGATTCGTGCTAAATAAAATAGGTGTTTTATCATCATTTAAAACTTTTCTTCTTCCATTTTTACCAGCATGTTTTGTTAAAGCCGCTCTATTTAAAATACCGCGCTCACCAGAATTACTTTTGAATAATGAGGACCATTCCTCCATAAACACTCCCATTGGAGGTTTTTCTGTATAAATTGCGCTATTATTTGCCAAGCGTCTATGTGGATTTGTTTTCCACCAATCACCTGATTTACAATCGCGCATACGCATATCTTCTAAATCTGATAATGAAATTAATGCAGATCTACGAACACCGCCACTCACAACAATTTCGGCAATTTTACATACAATATCGTGACATTCAAGAGTAGTTAATTTTCTACCAGCAGCATTCTTAAATGTGGCCACAGTAAATCGGAAAAGTTCTTCTAATGGCCCAGGTCCACTTGCTCTACCTCCAAATATTTTGAGGCGCGCGCCCATAGGTCGTAAAAGACTTGTATCCCATTTAGGAACTTTACCCGTCCATAATAAAGCAAGCAATTCACGATAAGCAGTTGCCCATCCAATTTTAGAATCATCAACCACAATAGTTGTATTTGTCGGATACATTTTAGGTGCTATTGTGGGCAGTTGACTTACATATTGTTTTTCTACTGAAAGCCCACAACCGGTTCCGCACATTAAAATGAACATCATTTCATCAAATGTATGTGGATGATCTATACCTATAAAAGCACAATTATATCCTGCGCTGTTATCTTTTTCTAATGCTTCACCTGCGGTCATTAGGGCCCGCATGGACGGCATCACTTCAAGGTTCAATACGGCCTTATGGGCCTCTTGGAATTGGATTTCAAAAGGGCTTTGTTCATTTTCTCGGCTGCTATCTACAAATTTATCTTCTAATCTCTTTCCAAAAAAATCAAAATATCGTTCTACTGTTTCTAACCAATTTTCTCTCCTTTGTAAATCATCGCGCCAACGGGCATATCTTGAAAGATGAATATATTCCTGGTAATCTGTAGGTAGATAATTCTGCATTATTCCTTCTATTCTAAATTTCTAATTTTTCTTGTTATTAAAAAATCTATTGCTTCTGTCCAACTCCAAAAAATATGAAGACTCCCAGATATTAGGAGATTCCATCGATTTTCTCTTTTGAAAATTTTGGGTTTCAACATCGTTTCCAATCTGCTAATGTAATATTCGCATTTAATCCCTGATAGGTATTATTTTCTATAATTTGTTCTGGATTCCTACCAGCTAATACCATATCGTTAATATCTTTTTCTTGAATTGTATCTGGCCAGATACAAATTTTTCTGCCTTCATTAATAACTTTTTCCATTTGTTTAACTATTTCCTTTGATCTCTTTTCATTATCAAAAATAAAAACACTATCTTTAAATTCCAATTCTTTGGATGCCAAATTAGATCCTGCGGTTGCTATTGCATTTGAAAGGAACATAGAATCAAAAGGTCCTTCAACAACGTAAACACATTTATCTAAATTCACCCTATCTAATCCATAAATTTTTGGAGCTTCTTTATCAACTTTAATAGTTATATATCGCATTCCAGTTTTATTAAATGAGCGACCTTGGAAAGCAATAAGTTTATTTTCTTTATTATAAAATGGAATAACAAGTCTTGGATCTTGTTCTTTTAATCCATATTCATTTTCTGGTTCTATTTTGTTTACTAATTGCTTAAAATTTGGAATAAAGAATATGCTTCGCCAAAAAAATTCTGGTATTTTCCTTTTAATGAGATATTCTTTAGCAAAATGATTGGAAGGTAACTTATCAATACAATCGTAACTATCCAGAATAGAATCAGATTCGTCATGTGGTATTTGATGAAATTCTGTAGTGGTTTTAAATTCTGAAAAATCTTCATGGTCTTTTTTTACATCCTTATACTTTTCAAATGTATATTGTTCATACAAATTTTGGTCAATTTCTTTTAAGAAGTGACCTAATGTCCAATTTTTATGACAATTATGGCAACAAAAAAATATATCATTATTTTTTACATAAAAGTAACCACGGGCTTTAATTTTACTTTTAGCTGAATCACCACAAATAGGACAACGAAAATTATAGGTTTTTTGATTTTTACGTTTGAATCGTTCTAATTGAGGAGAAATAAATGCAACGTATTTATGGTCAATATAAAGAGACATTTAGAATTCGCGGGGCAGTTCAAAAATTAAGAAATCAACCGCATAAAAGCCATACGAACAACACGGTCCAAAGAATGCTTAACTTGACGACCAAGTCTGATTTCACCAGAAATCTACGCAGGCAGCGTAGCTCTTGTTTTTTAAACTGCCCTTATTCTTCTATTATATCAAATGTTGTATGGAATGTCAAGTATTATTTTAAAATTTTATTACATCCAGGGCAAGTCATTTCACCTTCCTTTAAACGCATAGGAAGCATACATTCTTCACAAACACCTAAAGATTTATAAACATTCCATGGTTTTACTTGGCGTCTTGTTCCACCTAACATTGGATCATACATAGCCATTCCAGCCCCAGTTGAAAGTCCTATATCTTCTTTGAGTTGTTTAAATTTTTTCATACATCATCCGAAATATCATCTGTTGATACTAACAATTTTTGATTTTTATATTCTACTTCAAAAATTGGTTTATTAAATAAAACCATTTGTGGTTTTTGATCTATTGGTACAGTTATAAAATTTCCTTTTTTAACTATCTTACCTTTATTATCCAACATATCATTTATTAATCGATATATTCCTTTATATAAAATTGTTTTAGATATTAATAAATCTTCCTCAAAAGCTTCATTAATATTCATATTACCAAATTCTTCTATAAACATTGAATCCATCGTATCTTCAGATTCTTTGAATAAAGCATAAATTGTTAAATATTTGGCTAATTTTGTTTTCCCACCAGGAAGAGATTCTATAAAACGTCGTAAATTAAAACAAAATTTTTGAAATGTTCCGTATGCAACTTTTTCAGTAGCGGTTTTTAATTGATGAGTTTTCTTTAATACTTTTCCACGAGCATCAATTATACCAAGCTTATACGCTGGCATTTCTGTCCAGGGTTTAACAAGTAAATTAATCATTTGGAGCATCAAATAATATTCTAACATAATTTCCCCAAAGTTTTTAATCTTTCTAAGATATCATCATGAATAATAATTTTTTTGGATACAATATCTTTCCCATTAATTCCATGAACTATTGCAGGTTGATAATTTAAGAAAATTAAAAAAGTTTTTAGTATAGGATAAAGAGCAGGTTCTAATTTAAAAAATAAAATTCTTGTGGCCACTTGAATGGGAAACAAATTATAAAAAACAATCAAATGATTTAATGCCAATCTAAGCCTTGCATCATCAATTTCCCCAATTTCGTTATATTTTCGAAACAGGCGTTTCAAATATTTGATTTTTAATAAATCATAATAAAATTCTGATATGCCACGCCAACAAAAATGGATATATGAAGACATGGCATATTCAAGAAAGTTATTATTAGTTAAATTCTCTTTATCAATCATTCATAATTATTTAGTACATTAAGCAATTGTTCCTTTAGGAAGATCGGGGGCCGGAACAATTTCAACATTTATATACCATAATGTTTTACTTTTTAAATATTGGACTTTAAGTACCAACCCATGAGGAAATTTATTTAAATACCCATTATCAATTACATCTCCACCGGGAGCAGGCGCATGTGTATGAACTCCTGGACTTGTTGTTTGATCATTAGTGGTTCTAAATGCAGGAGTAGCAGCATTTAAATTATTATGAGGAACTAATACTTTTTCAAATGACCCAACTTCTTTTAAAAACCAAACATCGTCAAATGTTAATCCTAATGCCAATTTCAAACGTTCTCTTACCCGATCTAATTGATAATATGGATTAATTGATGGTGCTTCAGCAATGCCAACCAATACACTATTAATATGCCGTAATAAAGCTTCTTGTTCAGAAGTATTCAATCCCGTCACCACATTGCCAGGTGACGGGATTGAAGGATTTGTATTATCTTCTTTTAAAAAAGATTGGAATTTTTTATTTAAATTCATATTTCACCCTTAATTTACGTAATCATTAGTAGTTGCAGGAGGAGTAAATATTAATGAAGTTGGAGCATTTCCAGCATCATCAAGAATTGATGCTCCACCATGTAACAATACTGGTGAAACAACATCAACTCCACCAGCCGTTGCTTTATCACTACCAGTAATTGTATAATTGAATGTTAATATGGTTGTATTACTGATACCAGATGTTCCAGCACTTGCAAATCTAGTTTGTATGGTTTCAGCACCGGTTCCACTTGAAGAATGGAATTGTAATTCAATACCTGTGGTTCCTGCACTACCAAGTATTAATGTAACTGGTTTATTAAATGTGGCAATAACTGAAGCCGCAGCCATACCGGCTGTTCCAGATGTTCCACCATTTGTAAAATGGATACCATCTTCAAGTGTTATTGCAAATGTTGGTACAGAACCATCAATAATTTGAGAAGCGATACCTGCCGGTTGTGTAAATGTTAATGAAGGTGCTAAACTACTAGCATCCAATAATGTTCCACCATTTAAATTAATTGGAGATACTAATGAAACTGTTCCTGGAGATCCATGGTCACCAGATACAACAGTATAATTAAATACTAATGCATCGGTTGTAGAACCAGAAGCATAACCAGCAGTCCGAGCAGAACCATTAACATTAATTACAATATTAGGAGTGCCTGTTACTGTAATTGGACGATCAAATGTGGCTGTAAGAACAACTTGAGCACCTAAATCATATGCAGAGGCCCCAAATGCCACTGAACAATTACCTGGAACTGTTGATGAAATTGTGATATCAGATAATTGTGTATTTGTTGCATTTAATATACCACTAGCACTTGTTGTAATATCCTGAATACCAGCAGTTCCACTAGTTGAAAATGTTCCTGCCGTTTCAACTACAATAAGTGTACCTGAAGTTGAAGAAGATGGTGTATAACCTACAACATATCCTTGTGCAGAACCAATACCACATGACATAGCATTATTTACAGCAAAATGTCCTTGAACACCCGATAATGATAATAAAAGTGTTCTTGGAATTCCAGTTATTGTAACTGGGGTTGTTGTCCCAAGTTTATAAATATGACCACTTAAATGTATTTGACTATCTACACTAATATTTCCTGGTGTAGCTGCATCGGAAGATTGTAATTGATATACAAATAATAATGTAGCAGTATTAAGTCCAAAACTCGTTTGAACATATACAGCATTTCTTACAACACCATTAATTGTTACTTCAAGATATGGTGAACCAACATCCGGAACTACTGTTACTTGTGCATCAAATCTTACTGCAAAAGTTAAATAATCTCCTGTATGAAAACTTGTTCGTAAATCTGGTAATACATCACCAGAAGCCGCAATAAATGCTCTATAAAGAACACAGGATTCTATAACAGGTGATGCTATTGGTGAAGGTTTATTTGATGATCCAAATGTTTCTAATATTTCATTTGTTACGGGATGTACCCAACCATCAATCCCTGGAACTGCATGTGGCGCAAATTTTGGTGCGCTAGTTTTTGTCCAAAGTGACATTCTAATTCTCCTTAAATTTTTGTAATTTTATCCGGCTCAGCTATTTTTTCAGGTTCAACAACCGGATTAAAGGTGATTTTTTCTCTTTTTTTACCACCTTTTTCTTCTTTTTCTTTTTCTCTATCATTAGGATCAAATTCATTAAAATCTTTTAAAGTCTTTTTTTCTTCTTCCAATTCTTCCTCTAAAGCTTCATTATGCATTTTCCAAGCCTTACTATAGAGAACTTCTTTTCCTTTTTCGGCTCCATATTCCTTTTCAAATCTTCCTTTATTAGACTTAATCCAATGTTCTATTTTAGGATCGGGGGGAGAAACTTCATTCATGATAGATTCTTGGATTTTTTTCTCTTTTTCTAATTCCTCATTATGCATTGTCCAGGCTTTAGCATAAAGGACTTCTTTTCCCTTTTCAGCCCCATATTCTTTTTCAAATCTTCCTTTATTAGCTTTAATCCATTTTTCAATTTTTGGATTAGGAGGTGAAACTTCATTTAAAGGATTTTTTCCTTCTAAAATATTTTGAACTTTTTTAACTAATGATTCTGATAATGAAAAATCATCATAATTACCAGTAATATCTGTTACATACATAACATCTTCCCCTTTAAAGTATTTATGATTCCACAATGTTCATCAATTGTTTTATAAGTGATTTTATCAAATAATTTAATTTCCTTTAATAAATCTTCCATTTCTAATCCTAAAATCCAAGAATCAATTGAAGCATTTTCATCACGATTTAAAATAGCTAACCAAGTATGATTTCCATCCAATACATATAAATCAGATGAAACTAATAGAGGTTTTTCACGGGCTTCAATAGGCATAGAAACCATCCATTCTTTTACTTTATCATGGTTGATTTCATTTTGAGCGGCAAGAAGTTGATTTGCAGGAATTTTTACTCTTTGAATAGAAATATTACGAAGATCTAATAAACGCAAAAATTCTGGATAATTTTCTTTCTTGATTTGGGGCATTTGAAATCGTGGAATATTTAAATGCCCACGCGGAATAATAAGGTCTTTAGATTCAAGGATTATTTCCCGAATCCTTGATAAAGTTTTCATTTAATGTCTTACACATTCCTTAATTAATTGGACAGTTTCATGAAGACCTAATTTATCTAAAGGATATGCAGGTGGAGGGTTATTATTATTTTCTTCATGATATCCACTTCGCATATGTTGTTTGGCTTTTTTACGAGCTACAGCATCACGTAATGACATATCTGAAGAACCTGGTTTATAAATTCCATTACCAGTCGTATGAGATCCATTAAGGCCTAAATGTCCAGCGGCTCTTTCAGCATCTTTTTGGTTTGTAAATTCATAAGGAAGAAGCTTTTTAGTTTCTCTTTCTTTTTCTTCCGCTTTCTTTTTATCGGCAGCTTTTTTCTTCTTTTCATATTGTAACCGATTATCATTTTGTTTTTGACCAGAAGCTTTTTGTTCTTGAGATTTTTGGTCTTTTGTTTCTGATGATTGTTGTCGGTTATAATCAGATGGTTGGTTTGCTTCTTCAATCCTTTTTTCTTTATCAGTTTCACCTTCACGATCAGGCGCACCAGGAAGGATTGCTTGTTCCCAATGTGTTTTCCAAGGATTCCCACCACCATCTTCTTTGAGGTGTTTAAAGTATTCAACCTGCGCCTCTCTCTTTTTGGCTCCAGCTTTAGAATGATAAGTACCAAGATTTTTTCCAGATTTTTTGGATTTTAATTCAAATGAAGAACCTTTTTTAACAATATGTTCATCAAGAGAATCTTTTACATCTTTACTTCCATCATTGTATGGACAACACACTGGGCATTGAACCAGATGGTATCCATCTTCAGAAGGAGTATCTACTTCAGCTTGTACCCAAAGTGAATGCAGTGGTTCAACCATACAAGCTTTAGATACGGGGCACCAACCTGTTCCTTCGCAATAATCACAACCATTATGAGTTCCGAAAACCACTTCCCGATCTTCAGATAAATTAAATTCATCTTGAAAATATTTGTGCTGTTTTTCTTTTTCCTTCATTTCGCAATAATGGGAAAATGAATAAGATGGAGCGGTATGAATGTTCTCCATTACATGTTCATTTGCCAATCTATCCCCGAAATTTGTATCTCGTGCCAATTTCATGAGAGTTCTCCTACTTCTATGATTACACTACTATTTATCAATTCTCAATATTCAATAAATAGTAATAGGACCAAGTAGTGTCATTAGCACCACATGGTCCCTAAACAAAGCAATAGAAAGGTTCTATCGCATATGTCTAAAAATATTTATCTCATTTACAAACATACAAGTCCTTCAGGAAAATCTTATATCGGATATACGTATAAAACAATTGAAGAAAGATGGAAAATACATCTAAATGATTCAAAGCGGGGATTAAGAAAATTTCATAAAGCAATCCTAAAATACCCCAATGAAAATCAATGGCTTCATAAAGTCCTAATTAATAATATTCTGACCCTACAAGAAGCCAAGAAATTAGAAATTGAAATGATTGCGAAGTATGATACTTATCATAACGGATATAATATGACTCCTGGTGGAGATGGTTCGGGACATATATCCGAAAAAACAAAACAAAAAATGTCAGAAATACATAAAGGTAAAATTCCCTGGAATAAAGGAAAGAAAGGATTACAAATGGCTTGGAATAAAGGAATAAAATGTTCTAAAGAAACAAGAAAAAAAATTTCAAAATCTTTAATTGGAAATAAAAGAAATGTTGGACGAAAACATTCTCAAGAAAGTAGAAAGAATATGTCTTTGGCCGCTATGGGGAATAAAAGTCATTTAGGATTTAAACATTCAAAAGAAACCAAACAAAAAATGTCTCAATCACATTATATTTACTTATCCAGGAGACCAGAAACGGTATCCAAGTAAAGTGACCTATTTTGTTCCAAATTGGTCCCCAATACAATGGAATTGAAAGTCTCAAAGTCACCGGCTTTAGCGGCCTCTCGTGCTTGAGTGGCATTCATATCATTCACAGGACCACGAGGTAATCCAAATTGACGGAAAATTAATTCTTGAACACCGGGAATCCTTTTCTTTGGATCTTTATGATTGATATATTGTTTCCATGTTTCATATTTCTTCAATTGATCTGAACCACAATAAAAAATTACTCTTTCATAACCAGCATCTCCTAATTGGCAAACTGCAAGAAATGGATTATTTACAGGATTTACTCCTCTCGAAATTGTAAGACCACATTTCCACAAATAATCTTGACGAGCTTGAAAAGAAAGAGGATTATTTTTATGATCTTGCTTAGGAGAAATGAAAATACTAACAGGACAATTCCATATTTTATCAGCTTCAGTTTGCATTGCCCAAAATAATTCACCATGAGCACGTGTAGGTGGTTGGAATCTTCCATAAGTGACTACAATAGTTTTCATGATTAATTCTCGTATGTAGTCCACTTTTCATTTAATTTAAATTCCCGCTCATCAATTACCTTTTTCAACCAAATAGCCAATTGATATTCATTATCTGTCAACGGGCGCCTTAATATTTCAATACTACGTAACATACTTCGGAGCTTTTCAATTTTCATTTTCTTTTCCATTCCATATCATAATTAAAATTTGCTTTGGAAAACGTATAACGATCTACCAATTTAATTGTATATCCCAATGACTTTACTACATACCCTTCATGGCCACATGGTGTTCCATCAGGTAAATAAATATTAACAGATATATTTAATTTATCTAATTCTCGAACCAATATTACTTTCAACCTCATTAAATCCAAATAATAATTGAAAATATCACCACAATATACTAGTAATCCGGCCATATATTTGGTCATTTTTTCAAAAACAACATTTTTTCCTTTTTCTGTTTTTAAAGTTTCTTGATGTTTTGTATAATCCCTAATTACAAAAGACAGAAATTCATTACTATATGGAAGTTTATCATTTCGGATACAATCATTAATATACAATTGGAATAAATCATTAGATCCTAAAGTAGCTAATGCAGTTTTAGAAATATCAATTGCTCTATGACGTAATGAAGAAATTGCAGTTTCAATTTTTCCCCAATCTCCGGGAGCTATCATTTCTTCTTCTGGAAGTTCTGGTTCAAAACAATAAATTTGTTCTTGAAATGCATTTTCTGGAGCATTTGCTCCAAAATTAGCTTCCATATCTTTTATTTTATTTCCAGTATATGTGGTATGAAATACACAACCAATTTGACAAGACCGTATATATTTCGAAATTATGAAATGATGAGGAATTTTATAATTTAAAGTATTTGGTTGAAATGAAATTTCACCACCTGTGCGGTACTTTGTCCAAAGAACATCTCCTTGAATAATTTGTGGAATATCACAATACCATAATCTATCATAAAGTTCCATTAAAGTAATTTGAAGTCCTTTTGATTCATGGTTTTCTAAAATATCAGCATGACAATAATTTATTTTCCCTGAAAATACACTTTTTGTTCCTACAAAAAATCTTTGATTTTCAGGATTTTTCCCACAAATAAAAGCCGGAGCACCATCCCATTTAACTGATATTCTGGTATTAGAAGTGTTTATACCACATAAAAAGTGATATACTTGTTCCAAAATATTCAATGGAATAAATGGATCAGCTTTTGTAAAACATAAATCTTCTACATGCTGCAAATGAATATTCTTCATACTTACATATTATCAGATTTTTTCATTAATGTCAAGTGGCTTTACGAATATTTTCTAATGTATAATTTGGAGAAACATATTGTTTTGCAGTTTGTGCTTCTTGATTTTCTAAAAGAATATGGCGTTTAGCTATAGTTTTCTTTGTTACAGCCAATACACCTAATCCTTTTAATAGGTATTTTGGATTTTTATTTTCAAAATTTCTAATTTGAAAAAATGGATAATCTTCAAAAGGAACATCATTTAAATTTTGAATAATGGTTTTACATTCTAAAATTAATGTATTAAACCTATAATCCCAATCAAAATATCTTGTTTCCCAAGTTTGTTTAATAACCGCACCATGTTTATAAATATCATCACCAAAAATTACATCTTGAGCTTCTTGGGAAGAAGTTTGAATATCTATTTCTGGATCCAAATTATATATACCATTCTTATTTTTTAATTTCACCAATTTTGGATAAGTATCTAATACATATTCAAATACATGTTGAGTAATTTCTCCCCAATATGTTTCTGGTGATTCCCATCCAGGCGCATCAGCTTGTTTGATTGAAATTGGAACTATACCTCGATACGTAACCAAATTCATATTACTTTTTAAACGTTCTTTAGTTTTTTTGGTACTTACATCAATAATATCAGTAATATTTTTAACAAAAAAATCTGTTCGTCCATTAACTTGGAATTCAATATTAATATTTTTATATACTTCCAAATATTCATGAATTGCATTATAAAAATCTAATTCATTTTTTCTTCCTGCAGACATTGTAGGTAATTTAATTGTATCTTTAATTCTTGCAAAAATTTTAAAATCTCCTACTTCAATATACCGATATTCTGGTAAGTAAGGACCTTCATGTTCTAATTCTTTCATTTTAGGATTATAAATTCTTAAAGCATCAAAAATAGGTTTAACAAAATTAATAATTTCTTTTTTATTTTTAACCATAATATAAAATGCTTTAGGAATACCTATAAGAGGTTCATTTAAAACATCTTTATATCCTAATTTAGTTATAATTTGTTTTATGGTAGCTGAAGATAATTTGGCAGTAGGTGAAACTGGGAGTCTAAGAGAAATAAGATGAGTTTTTTTATTAAATTCAAATTGGCTACCCAATACTTCTGTTTTTGGATCTAATATATAATTATATAAATCTAATATCCATTTTTCAAATGATTTATGAAAAATTTTCCCACAAAAAACTTCAGCCACAAATTCTGTAGAATTTACCGCAGCATATTCACTAACTTTATCTTCTATATCTCGTTTCAATTTAAGAGAAAATGAAGTCTCTTTTGAAAATGTTTTACTTTGTGTTTTTTCATGATAAATATGTCCTAATTCATGCCATATTAAAGCTTCTTTATCATTATCAATTACATAAGAATGGGTAATTGTAGGATTTAAAAATAATCCTGTATTAATTCCCATAAAATGATCAATATGATCATAATAAGCATATAATTCCATTGAATTATCAACTTTAATTTCAGGAGGTAATTTCAAATTTTTTTGTTTAGCTTTTTTAAAAACACCTAAAATTATATCCAGAATTTTAATAGAACAATCATTTTTTAAAAATTCTCCATTTCTTGGATGATCTGAAAAAGATATAACAACACCTAATTTTTTAAATTCAGCAATTAATCTATCAGGAGAATTATCTGGTAAATGATCTAAATCTAAAAGTTTCCCAGAAACATTTGTTTTACCAAATAAAATCATTGCAGCTATTCTATGATTTCCATCAATAATATATTTTTGATTATGATATTGGATTACATAAACGGCATCTTCTCCACTTGTTGATGTTCGTAATTGTCCTTTTTGAATGATTCTTACCAATCGTTCAAAATTACTATAGGATAATACATCTTGTAAAGATAATAAGTTACTAAAATTGATTTGGGTAGGTTTCGCAAATTCGAATCCAATATCTTCGAATTCTTTAGTAGGAGTAGGAAAATTTCTTTGGAGGATTTCTGTTATATCTTCAAGGATGGAACCAGCATTACTGGGTTGTTTAATAAAATTTTCAAACAACCCATTATAACTTTTAGTTTTTATTTCTGCGAGTTTAGTATCAATATCTAGCATTCTTTAATATTTAGACTTTAAAATCGGAGAATGTTTTCTTTCCACGCAACCCAAATTTCCTGGTTTGTAGATTTTTATAACCAGGTTCATATGGTTGGCTTCCATGTCTCTTGGATACATCACGCTTCATTTGTTGTTCATCTTGTTCAGGGGGATCATCTTCTCTTGTTTGGCCACGTTGTTCTACATCATACCAACGGAATTTCTTACGATCTAATCCAATAAAAAATCTTTTGTTTTCACTTGCATCTTTATATCTATTCTTGTGCTGAATAATCTTCATTTGTCCTAATTCACGCAATTTATCGGTACAAATTAAAAACCATGCAAGATCAACAGTTGCTAATAAACCAACTTTACTACCAGCTACTTGAGTAATTGTAGGATCTGTAGATTCAATTCCAGCGGCATCAAGTTGCGTTGCGCTCCAAATAGGAACATTATATTCTTGGGCTAATGCCCTTACTTCTTCAGCAATTGCCAAAATTGTAATGTGTGTTTTATCGCTTGCTTTAATACGGCAAGATGCCATCAAGTTCATTGAATCAATGATAATAACATCTGGAATAAATTGTTTTTTTAATTTCAATTCTCCTAATAATGCTCGAATATTATTTACATGGATTGAACCTGCTGGATATTCTTTAGTTTCTAATTTACCTGGAGTACTTTCACGTGCCTTTTGTATCTTCTTTAAGAAAATTTCCTTCGGAAGATCTTCAATAGTATCAATTGAAGTATCCAATAAATTACAATCAATTCTCAAATTGATATTTACTTCTGAAACTTCTAAAGTAATATAAAGAACATTCTTTCCCGCGCACATATAGGATTTTGCAAGATGACAAAGACCTAATGTTTTACCAACATAAATTCCACCAACCAAAAGATTGAGAGTTTTGGAAGGTACTCCACCTTTTGTTACCTTATTACAATATGAAACATCAAAAGGTAATTTATATTCATCCGCATGTAATGTATCATATCGGAATTCTGCATCATTAAAATAATCATGACCAATGGAAGGATCAAATGAAACTGCTAAAGCGTTTTCAAAAATATGTGGAATCGCACCTGAATCTAGTTTTTTATCTTTCCCTTCCAAAATCGCAACAGATCTATAAGCAGCGCAAACAAGTGCCTTATCTTTACAGAATTTCTCGGTCTCATCTATTAACCAATCTAATTCAAATTTTTCACTATCATCTTCCAATTCTGTTAAAGTTTCCAATACTTCTTTATATGTTTCTTCAACTACATTTTCCTTTTCAATCGATACAGCAATAACTGAAATTGTTGGAAGTTTATTGTATTCGGCAATATAATTTACGGTATGAGTAAAAATTAATTTCTCGTGAGTCTGTTTAAAATATTCCTCTTTTAAATAAGGAATAATTTTACGAGTATATTCCTCATTATGAAATAGTTGGCGGAGGATAATTGTTTCTATTCTAGTGTCTGACATTGTTCTCCTGAGGAGTTAATTTCCAACCTTCTTCTTGTTCGCAAACCAATTCAAGTGCTATAGCTGCTACTATCCGAGAAAGTGCTTTCGATTTTTCACATTCTCTAGGATTATGCCCTGCATAATGTAGAATTCTATAATCATAACAAAACTGTGGTTGTCCTGGTCTATAATCCATTTCTTTTACAGGTATAATTTTAATTTTCTCTGCGACCTGGATTTTAAGTCCTTTATAAGGCCCCATATTTAATGTTACGAGATAAGGATTTGATTCATTATTGGTATAATATCCTTCTGGTAATATTCTTTTCATTTACTACACCTCGCAAGTCTTGCACGCCAATTAATACGGCATTTCTCCATATCGTGGCGGTTTTCTTGGATTATTTTATCTTTTTGGTGTTCTGATATTGATGGAGCCAACGGGCCGAATAATTTATAGGACTTCTCAATAGGAAACTTTTTGAGATATAAACCATCGTCAGCATCTACAATATATTTTTTAGCAGCATCTTTATTTACCAGAATACCACACTGTTCCTCAAGTACCATAATAAATTGGGAATAGTCTTCAGGCAAAACATTGTAATGATTATTCCCACGGAACTTCATTAACTGGATTCCCTTAATACATTCTCTCCAACCAGTCTTACCATATAAAGCATGAGAACTGTATTTCACTTCAACATATAAATCAAATTTAGGAACATAAAGATCTCGTCCTTGTTCATCTTTAAACTGGATCTTTCCGTTACTAAAATCAGCAATACTATGTTCTAATTCATCTGCTTTCAGGAAATGACCTTTATTGGTATTATAGATCAATGGATCTAATGTATAATTGTTATTCACATACATCTGCCAATTTACACCCTTCTCAATATAATTTTCCACCATGTCATATCATAGGTCACATTAGACATTATATAGGCACCTTTCACAATTTATTCAGCATTTAAATGAAAATCAATTACAATCATAGCAATTCTATTTCCTTTACCTGAAACATCTTTTTCAAGTAAAGCATGAACCGGATAAAATCCATCACCATATCCTGTAGAAACACAAACTCCTAATCCTTCATGGCCCGCTTCATAGTTGAAACTTTTCATATATGGGCCTTTTTCATTACTAACATCCAATTCTGGTAATCCATCACCAATATAACATGGATCACCTATCCAACACATTCCTGAATCTACACCAATATGGCCCACTAACTTCCAATTTTCTTTTACTGGTTTCTTTTTCATATTTACTCCGTTGTATGTAATTCGTTTTGAATTTGTTTCACCATAAATCCTAATTTATCTTTATCCAAACCCAATTCTTTTATAGAAACACCTCCCATTAAAGATTTTACAAAATTTTGTTGTGGAGAAGTTAATTTCTTCATCATATCTTCTCTGCGCATATTTTGTTCCACTTGTTCAAATGGCTCATAATAGAAATCTACACCAGCACCATTAAATGGTTTTAGTTTAGATACTCCGCATTCATGGAAGGCTTTCTCAAGTTTAAACTTCTTCAATTCTTTTCTCATAACACCATTATAACACAAAGGGCGCGTGGATAGCAACCTACTTGAAGAATTTGTCTATATCTATAGGTTTATCCTTAATGGCTTGTTTTATGCGTTTATCGGCACCAATATAAATTTTCTTATCCTTCTCTATACCTGTAAATTTTCTATTGGTATTCACACACGCGACGCCAGTAGTACCAGATCCCATACAACAATCTAATACCATATCACCAGGATTTGAATATGTGTTAATTAAATATTCCATTAAGGCCACGGGTTTTTGAGTTGGGTGTAATCCACGATCTTGTGAAAATTCTAAAACTGATATGGGATATCTGGTTCCTTCATTATCAATAGGAGTTTCTTTAGTTTGTTTTATTGATCCCGCTTCCCCACCAGAACGCTTACTATTCCATTTATATGGTTTTCCTTCTCTCATTTGA